CTTGAGTGTGCCTGGATACTTAAATTATACACTTGCTCAAAATTTAAATAATAATGTTGACGTTTCTTCACAGCCCGTCAACCTCTTTCCTTCTGCTGTGACTGAGGGGCAAGGACAGATTGATTCTGTTGTTACCACTCAATTTGTTTCGGATGCTAATTTAGTTTCCGCTACAAAATTTCTTCCTGTTGATATAGATCCTTCTTTTGTCAACAGTTCTTCTGATTCTCTTTCTCAAGAAATAAAAGATTTCCTTCAGAAGCCCGTAATTGTAGCTTCTGGGAATTTTTCTTCTACTGATACTTATTCTACTTTTGCTGAATTTCTTTCTCCAAATGATATTTTAGGTTCTAATAACTCTATGATGGGAGAAAAACTTAAAGGATATTTGGGTTTTAGAGCTACCACTGTTTTGAGGTTAGTAGTTAATGCTACTAGGTTTCAACAGGGTAGGTACAATGTACAATTTGTACCTACTGGTGGAGCTATTACTGGTGCCACTGGTAATTCTAGGAATAGAGTTAATGCTATTACTAGTACCTTGGTTCAGCGTATTCAGTTACCACATGTTGAGTTAGATCTCAATTGTGATACTGAAGCTGTTTTGAAGTATAAGTTTAATAGTGCTTATAATTTCTTTCCAATTTCTTCTTTTACTTCTGCTACAAGTCTTATGTCTTTTGGTTTATTTAAGATTTATCCTTATTCTCCTTTAGTGGCAGGATCTGGTAGTCTTACTTGTGGTTATACTTTGTGGGGATCATTTGAAGATATTGAACTTATCAGTGCAGCTGTACCCCAATCAGGTAGAGCTTTTTCTTCTGTTAAGAAGAAAAACGAAACTGATGTGGAACAAATTTCTTCTGGTATGGGCCCGATATCTTCTGCTTTAATGCGAGTTAAGAACGTGTCCGATGTTTTCACTCGTGTTCCTTTGCTTTCTTCATATGCCAGTATGACTTCTTGGTATTCTGAAATTTTAGCAGGCGCAGCTTCAGCTTTTGGTTGGAGTAAACCTGTTAATCTTGATTTTTCTCAGCGAGTTACGCAAAATTATTTAGCATATGCAGCTAACACTGATGGTCCTGATAATTCTTTTCCACTTTCTTATTCTTATAAGAATCAAGTTGGAAAAGCTCAAGGCTTTTCAGGTACTGATGTTGATGAGATGGATTTTTCATTTTTGTGTTCTATTCCCACTTTTAACTTTATTGCTTCTTGGACTACTGCTACTACTACTGGTTCTTCTGTTATGAATATACCTGTTCGTCCCTTAGGACTTTTGGTTACTCGTAATGTTACTTCAGTAGGAATAACTGATGCAGGTCCATATCAACTTATTGCTAATATGTTTGAACAATGGAGAGGTTCTATGATTTATAAATTTAAATTTGTTAAAACTGAATTTCATTCAGGGCGTTTAGCTGTTGCTTTTTCGCCTTGTTCTAGCTCTTTTACTTCTATAGTCCCTACTTTAGCTCAAACTGCCTTTTTACATAGACAGATTATTGACATCCGTGAATGTAATGAATTTACTTTTGTTATTCCTTTTATCTCTAGTACTCCTTATAAGTTGTCTACTGATATTATAGGTACGTTTATAGTTTATGTTCTTGATCCATTAATAGCTCCTGACACTGTTTCTTCTAGTGTCGGAATTATTTTGGAACATTGTATGGGACCAGATGCAGAATTTGCAGTTCCCAAAGGTAATAACATGCAATATGTTATGGGTATAGCTCCTCAATCTGGTGATCCATTTTCTAATACTGAGAGTAATGTTTGTGCTAATTATCGTGGTACTATTGGAAGTTCTATTGTCCCTACTGATGAGTGTTCTAATTCACTATTTTGTGTTGGTGAACGTATCTCATCTCTAAGAACTTTGTTTAAGCTTCCAAATCCTTTGGTTTATCAAGCTGCTCCTACCGCTGCTAATTATTTCAATATAATTCCCTATATGTTACCATATAGATATTATAATGCAGTACCAGCATATGTTGAATCTACTACTTTCCCTGACTTATACACTCTTATTTCTAGTTTGTATTTGTATGTGAGAGGTGGTGTTAGATTGAAGTATTTGGATAATACATCAGTTACTGGTAGTGAGCCTTTTGTAGCTTATTTAGGATCTGGTGTTGTAGGTGGATTAACTAATACAGGTACTTCATTTTCTACTGATGATGGTACTGGATTTAATTTTACTAATCTTCGTAATGGTCTACCTAGTTTTTACTGGAAAGCAGGGTACTCTGGAGAAATTCAGGTGCCTGCTTATGGTAGAACTCATAGTAGGTTAGTTACTGATTGTTTAGTTAATTCTTCGGGTTTTGCATATAATAGTGCTAATACTTCATCTTCTCCTTCAGTTTTTGTCTCAAGAACAACAGTTCCTGTTACTGCTACTTTAACTGGTCTTTTAAGATCAGCTTCTGATGACGCCAATTGTGGTGTCTTTTTAGCTGTTCCACCAGTTAGTGGTAATTTCTTGTAGAGAATTAATGGGTTTTTCACATTACCCTTCATTATAATGTGTCGTTTGATATATACGAAATATATCCTCTGATAAGAGAGTTTCTTATCAAAGAATCCTTTAGATAATAACATTTATGGTTTAGTTATTATTGAATTCGAAGAACACCCATTGAAATAGTGTTTTAGAATGCTTCTGGTTTATCACCCCAGAGGACTCACCTTGCGTGGTGTAATTATTACATACGTAACCGATATGTCCGTCGTAGTTTGCGACAGTCCCGCACAAGGTGGGCATAAAGGTTTTTAACGTGTGTATAGCACCAGGACCCCGTAAATGGGTCTAATGCTGGTCACGGGAATGAGATATGTCTGTTCCCCTGACAATTTTTC